GTGCGCTGGGCGGTCGAGGGTGGCCGGCGTGCGATCTTCGCCGCCTTCGGACTCGGCAAGACCCGCATGGCGCTCGAGACCGTGCGTCTCACCCTCGCCAAGTCGGGCGGGCGGCGCGCCCTCATCATCTGCCCGCTCGGCGTGCGTCAGGAGTTCCGGCTCGACGGCGCCGCCATCGGCATCCATGTCACCTTCGTGCGACGCACCGAGGAGATTCCGACCGACGGCTCCGACCACGGCCTGATCTACCTGACCAACTACGAGAGCATCCGAGACGGACGCCTCGACCCGGACCTGTTCGACGTCGTGTCGCTTGACGAGGCGGCGGTGCTGCGCTCGTTCGGCTCGAAGACCTACATCGAGTTCTTGTCGATGTTCGGCCGGACGCCTCACAAGTTCGTGGCGACCGCCACGCCATCGCCGAACCGGTACAAGGAGCTGATCCACTACGCAGGCTTCCTCGGCATCATGGACACCGGATCGGCGCTGACTCGCTTCTTCCAGCGTGACAGCACGCAAGCGAACAACCTGACGATCTACCCGCACAAGGAGCGAGAGTTCCACCTGTGGCTGGCATCGTGGGCCGTGTTCGTCCAGATGCCGTCAGACCTCGGCTTCCCCGACGACGGCTACGTGATGCCGCCCATCGAGATCGTCTGGCACGAACTGCCGACCAACCACCTCGCCAACATCGCCGTCGACAAGATGACGAACCAGTCGATGATGTTCCGAGACGGTGCGCTCGGCGTCACGGGTGCATCGGCGGAGAAGCGGACCTCGCTGCCCGCCCGCATCGAGCGCATGGCCGAGATCGTTGCAGCGTCGCCGGATGATCACTTCGTACTCTGGCACGACCTCGAGGACGAACGCCACGCCATCAAGCGAGCGCTGCCCGACGCCGTCGAAATCTACGGAGCGCTGGACATCGACGAGCGCGAAGAGCGGATCATCGCTTTCAGCGAGGGCCGGGCCCGTCTGCTGGCGACGAAGCCGATCTTGTCGGGTTCCGGGTGCAACTTCCAGAAGCATTGCCACCGGGCGATCTACGTCGGCGTCGGCTTCAAGTTCGCCGACTTCATCCAGTCGCTTCACCGCATCCAGCGCTTTGGCCAGACCGTGCCGGTGCGTGTCGACATCATCTACACCGAGGCAGAGCGCTCGGTCAAGGCAACCCTCCTTCGCAAGTGGGAGCAACACAAGGAGCTGACCTCAGCTATGTCACAGATCATCCGAGACTACGGCCTCGCGCACATCCGCCCCGAGGACATCGGCGGACTGACCGACGGCATCGAGCGGGTCACCGTGTCGGGCGAGTCGTGGTCGATGGTCAACAACGACACCGTGCTCGAGTGCGCCACCATCGCCGGCAACTCGGTCGACCTGATCGTCACCTCGATCCCGTTCGGCAACCAATACGGCTACGTCAACTCGACCGCCGACTTCGGCCATACCGACGACAACGGGCACTTCTGGGAACAGATGGACTACCTGACGCCGAACCTTCGCCGCATCCTCGCCCCTGGCCGCATCTACGCCTGCCACGTGAAGGATCGCATCCTGTTCGGCAACGTCACCGGCGAGGGTGCGCCGACCGTCGCCCCGTTCCACGCCGAAGCGATCATGCACGGCATCAAGCATGGCTTCAACTTCATGGGCATGATCACCGTCGTTACCGACGTCGTTCGCGAGAACAACCAGACGTACCGGCTGTCGTGGTCCGAACACGCCAAGGACGCGACGAAGATGGGCGTCGGCTGCCCGGAGTACGTGTTGCTGTTCCGCAAGCCGCAGACCGACAAGTCGAGGGGCTACGCCGATACCCCGGTCGTGCATCCGAAGGATGAGTATTCGATCGCCCGCTGGCAGGTCGACGCTCACGCTTTCTGGGCGTGCTCGGGGGATCGTCTGCTGTCCGTCGACGAGATGACAGCCATGCCGACGGCGGCACGGATGCGGGCTTTCCAGGAGTGGACCCGCACCGAGGTCTACGACTATCGCGCCCACGTCGAGCTCGGCGAGGCGCTGGACGCCAACGGCGGCGCCCTGTCCAAGGAGTTCATGATGCTCGCCCCGGCGTCGAAACATCCAGCCGTGTGGACCGACATCAACCGCATGATCACGCTCAATAGCGAGCAGCGCCGCCGTGACGTCGAGATGCACGTCTGCCCGTTGCAGATCGAGATCGTCGACCGGCTGATTGAGCAGTACTCCATGAAGGGCGAGCTCGTGCTCGACCCGTTCGCCGGCATCGGCACCGTGCCCTCGAGGGCGATTGCGCTGGGCCGTCGTGGCGCTGGCGTGGAACTGAACGAGCAGTACTACCGGGACGCCATCGGCTACTGCGAGCGGGCCGAGGCGAAAGCGTCGGTGCCGTCACTGTTCGACCTGCTGGACACCCCAGCGTGACCCCCACCCTCTACCGCTGCCGCACCTGTGGCAGCGAGTGGACGACATCCGTGCCGGCGGTCATCACCTGCCCGCACGGCGAGCACAGCGGCCGACGGCCGACGGTGATGGACAAGATCGACGAGACAGAGACAGGGGACAACCAATGACCAACATCCAACATCCACTCCGGCTGGCAGTCGGATCACACCAGGCAGGCTCGGGCCAGGGCTGCGCCATGAACGTCGTGTCGTGGGAGTCCGGCGACACCACCATCACCGACATGCCCGCCTGCGCCGATCGGGTGCTCGCCCGCATCGCGCAGCGGGTCAACGACATGATCTGCACGCACCGTGACGGCGATCTGTTGTGCCCGTCGTGCTCGGTGCTGGTGCTCGACCTCGCCCATCGCACGGTCGGCACCGGCACGGTCGCCCTGACCGAGATGGAGCTTCGTCGGGTGTGGGTGCGGATCGCCGCCGACCAGGCCCGCCAGGTGGCGCACCTGAACCCCGACCCTCGGGTGATGGCAGCGATCAAGGCGGCTGAGGGTTGGTGCGACGGCACGGTGACGGCTGAGCAGTGCCGTCAGGCCGCCTACGCCGCCTACAACGCCGCCAACGCCGCCAACGCCAACGCCGCCTACAACGCCGCCAACGCCGCCTACGCCGCCTGCGCCGCCAACGCCTGCGCCGCCAACGCCAACGCCGCCTACGCCAACGCCGCCTGCGTCGACGCCGCCAACGCCGACGCCGACGATCAGCTGAAGCTCGCCCACCGGGCCATCGACGTGTTCGAGCAGCACACCGGCTTCAAGGCGGGCAGGCCGGACCCGGTCGTCGTCACCCGTGCGGTTGAGCAGATGGCGCAGGTGAGCTACCCGACTTGATCATGGTTGAACTGCTCGCCAACGCGTGCACCCGGCACCGCAAGCAATGAACCAGATCAACGAGACAGGGGAAGTGCAATGACCGACCTATTCACCCTCGCCACGGCGACCGCTGCGCCTGACGACTTCCCACGGGACCGCTACGGCCGACCGATGATCGTGCCCGCCGACGGTGGCAAGCCTGTGCCCTACGGCCGCCCGTCGAGCTTCGGCAAGAAGCTGGAGGACACCTACGGCCTCGAGCAGTGGCAGCGCAGGATGGTGACGGTCGGGCTCGCCCGCACGCCGTCGCTGGTGGCCCGTGCCGCCACCATCCCCGGTGACCCGAAGGCGTGGACGAAGGCCCATAAGGCCGACCTCAACGCCATCGCCGACGAGGCACTGATCGCCGCCAAGGCCAACCAGGCCGCCGACATCGGCACGTCGCTGCACCGGATGACGGAACTAGCCGACCTCGGCGACGACGTCAGCCACCTGCCCGAGCCGTTCGCCGCCGACGTCGCTGCCTACCGGGCGGGCATGGCGGCGCACGGCTTCACCATCGACCCGGCCCACATCGAGTGTCGCATGGTGTGTGACGAGCTGCGCCTCGCCGGGACCACCGACCGCATCCCCTACGTCAACGGCATCGGTCGGCATCGCATCCTCGACCTGAAGACCGGCGAGTCCATCGAGCTCGCTGCGCTCGGCTACGCTGTGCAACTGGCGGTCTATGCCCACAGCGTGCTCTACGACGTCGCCACCGGTGAGCGCACGCCGATCGACCTCGACCTGTCGACGGCGCTGATCGTGCACCTGCCGGCGGGCAAGGCGACCTTCACGCTGTACGAGGTCGACGTCGCCGCCGGGTGGGAGGCCGCCCTGGTCTGCGCCGAGATCGACCGGTGGCGCAAGCGCAAGAACCTGCTCGTGGCCGTGCCCGAGGTCAAGGCCACGACCGTCGAAGCGGTCAACGTCCCCGACACCTGGGACAACCTCCTCCGGCGCTGCCGCAAGGTGGCCGAAATGTCGCCTGCCGGTGCCGAGTGGCTCAAGGCCGAGCTCGTCAAGCGTTCGCTCAACGTGCGCCATGCAACGGTTGCCGAGTTTCCGTTGATCGTCGAGGTGCTAGAGCAGGCCGAGACGTACGTGTCGGCCCCGTTCGACCCGCTGCCGGTGCCGCCGGTGGAGCGCAGCGCCGAGGCGTCGGACCCGGTGCCGACGCTCGACGTCGCGCCGGACGAGGGTCCGACGGTCGACGACGACGACGACACCTTCGCCGAGATGCGGGCCGCCTACGGTGCGCTCGACGCCGCCGGCAAGGCATGGGTCGGCAACATCGTCACCGAGTCGATCCAGGCCGGGCGGTCGTTGCACATGGTCGACGCTCGGACGCTGCGCCGGGTGCGCACGACGCTTGGGCTGGCGTTGCTGGCCGCCGACGGCACCGAGGACGACGGCGCACTGCGCGCCCTCGTCCACCTCGCCACCGGGGTCGACGCCGCGCTGTTCCCGTCGGTGCCGCTCGGCGCCGCTGTGTCGATCATGTCGGCCGCCGAGGCTGACGTGTTCGTCGGTGCGGTGCGGCTGTTCTTGGCGGGCATGCTCGCTGCGTCGGTCGACGACGACGGGCACGTGCGGCTGGGGGTGGCGGCGTGAGGGACGAGATCGAGCAGCTGCGCACCGAGGTCGCATGGCAGCGGCAGCGGCGCACGCTCGGCATTACACACAAGGCATTGGACGCCTACGAGGAGGCCCGTCATGGACGGTGACCGCTACGCCGTCGTCAGCCACGGCCGCTGGCTCGACGACGATGAGCCACGGGCGACGGTGATCCGCTCCCGTGACGGCTGGACGTGGCACGACATGTGCACGACCGACCCGGACTCGGCCGACGAGATCGCCGAGGCGCTGACCGTGGTGGAGGAACTGCGGGCCGAGCGGGTGGCGGCCGAGGTTGCGGCGCTGGTGGCACAGATGTCCCGCAGCGATGCGGGCGAAGCAAGCAAGACCAACCATACAAACAAGAAAGCAGGGGACTGATGTCCGATCCATTCAGCAACAACTCCGACCCGTTCATGGACGGCGGCGGCTCATCGAACCCGTCGGTGTCGTTCCCCGACATCGGCGCCAGTGTCACCGGCGTCGTCACCAAGGTCGACCAGCGCGACGACACCAAGCCGGACGGCACGGTCAAGACGTGGCCGGACGGCAAGCCGATGGCGGTGTTCATCTTCACGCTCGACACCGACGACGGGCCGCAGAGCCTCTGGGTGCGCGGCAACATGGTCACGGCGGTGCGTGAGGCCAGCCGTGCGGCGGGCCTGACGACGGTGATCGGCTCGCAGTTGACGGTCCAGCACCACGCCCTCGGCGAGGAGCGCAAGGGCTTCGCCAGGGCGAAGTTGTTCCGAGCGAAGTTCGAGCCGGCGGCGAAGGTGGCGGTGGCCGCTTCGGCTGCTTCGGCGGTCGAGGAGCCGTGGTGACCTGACCAGGTTGGCCGTCTCGGGGGGTGCAACCCCGAGACGGCCGTGGTGCCCTGCCTGAAGCGAACGAACGAAAGGCGTGACCAGCGTGTCACAGACCGAATGACCGACCCGACTCTCACCGCCGACTGGCTGCGCTACGTCTACGCCCGGGCCATCGGCGTAGGCATCCCCGGCGTGGCGGTGTTGTCGACGCCGACCATCCACGAGGGGCGCAAGGCGTGGAAGTCGAAGTGCTTCCAGCTCGACGAGCTCGACGAGGCCGGGCGCGCTGCGTCGGGTGCGTCCGAGGCCGGGCTGAACATCTACTACCGGGTGCACCTGCTCGGGGCGCCGGTGTCGCCGTTCAAGCGTGGCGGTGGTGCGTCGACCCGCTGGGTCACCCACATCACCAGCGACGTCGACATCGCCGGGCCGGGGCACAAGCCGCCGGCGGGCAAGCACCTGCCGACGCTGGAGCAGGCCGTCGACCTCATCGACGCCACGCTGGCGCCGTCGGCCATCGTCGCCAGTGGCGGCGGGCTGTACCCGGTCTGGCGGCTGGCTGAGCCGTTCTTGATCACCGGGCCCGACGACACCGAGCGGTTTCGTCAGATCGGCCGACGGCTCGACGCTGCGCTCGGCTCGCACGGCTACCACGTCGACGCCACGGCGCTTGACCTCGCCCGGGTGATTCGCCCGCCCGGCGTCGACAACCGCAAGCCGGGGCGGGACGTGCGCAGCGTGACCGTGCTACGGCACTGGTCCGACGGTGCGGGCGACGTGACGCTCGGCGAGCTTGAGGAGCGCCTGCCGGTCGTCGAGCCGAAGCGCATCCGTCGCCTCGCCCCGCTCAGCACCACCGGTGACGCCCCGTGGGAGATATTCGCCAACAAGCACAGCGTCACCGACGTGCTCGACGCCGACCCAACCCACCAGTGGGAGGACGTCGGCACCCGTGGCGGGATGCCCGCATGGCGTTACGTCGGGTCGTCGTCGGACTACTCGATAAAGCAGTCCGACACCGGCGCCGTGATCGTCTGGTCCGGCACCATCGCCGACGAGCTCGGCATCGAACCGGGCGACGGCGTCGACCTGTGGCGCCTAGCGTGCACGTTCGCCGGCATCGACCCGACCCAAGCAGCGAAGGGGGCAGTGTGAGCGCGCTGCACGAGATGATCTATGGGGCGGTGCGGGAGTCGGCCGAGCGTCGCAGCGAGCGCCAGCGTGACGACGAGCGGGCAATGAACGCCCTGACCCGCCAGCCGGTCGGCACGGTGGCGCCCGTGGCGATGCAGGTGGCCGACGAGCTGCCGAGCGACCCGGAGCCGATGAGCACCTACGACACCGACCTGCTGAGCCAGATCGTCGACTGGGGCGAGTTCTGGTCGCAGGACACCGACGAGGAACAGTGGATGGCCGAGCCGGTCATCGCCCTCGGCCGTGCCCACGCCATCTACGCCCCGGGTGGCACGGGCAAGAGCCTGTTCAGCCTGTGGCTCGCTGCGGCGCTCGCTACCGGGCGACAGGGCCTCGACGGTGAGCCGTTGACCCGGCGGCGGGTGCTGTACCTCGACTACGAGATGACGCACGCCGACGTGCTTGAGCGGCTGCGGTCGATGGGCTACGACGAGTCGTGCGACCTGTCGTGGCTGTCGTACGCCATCCTGCCGACGCTGCCGCCCGCTGACGCACCCGAGGGCGGCAAGGCCATCGCCCGCATGGCGCAGCTCGTCGACGCCGAGATGGTGGTGCTGGACACGTTCAGCCGGGCGGTGAGCGGCGACGAGAACGACGCCGACACGGTGCGGTCGTTCTACCGCTGGACCCTGCTGCACCTCAAGTCGGACGGCCGCACGTTCGTGCGCATCGACCACGCCGGCAAGGACGTCGAGAAGGGCCAGCGAGGCTCGTCGGCCAAGAACGACGACGTCGACGTGGTGTGGCAGATGGTCAAGGCTGACGGCGGCTTCAAGCTCACGGCCAAGAAGGCGCGCATGGGCTGGGTGGCGCCGACCATCGCACTCCAGCAGTTCGACTCGCCGAGCCTGCACTACAAGGCGGTCGGGTTCGTCGCCCCGGCGGGCACTGATCGCATCGTGGCCGACCTCGACGACCTCGGTGTGCCGGGTGACGCGACGACCCGTGCGGCCGCTCAGGCGCTCAAGTCGGCAGGCCGTGGCGCACGTATGGAGCTCGTCCGGGCGGCACAGAAACGGCGTGGCGTGGTGACGCTGGAGGGGCTGATCGGGGTCGGGACCCACCCGGGACCCACCCCCTTGGAGGGTACCCCGGGACCCACTCGGGACCCACAACCCGGAAATGCCCATCTACCAGGTACGGACCCACTGCGGGACCCACGGGACCCACCAGATTTCCCTAGTGGGTCCCGGGGTCCCCTACCTAGTGGGGACCCGGACCCAGGGCGGCATTCTGCGACGCCGCCGACCACCATCATCGACGGCGTCGAGGCGCCGCTGTGGTGACCCCCGCCCCGTACCCCGGCGGCACCGCCTGGCGCTGCCCGAACTGCGGCTACGGCCCACACGTCTGGTCCGCCCTGCCGATGCACCGAGCGCCACGGCATCGCTGCCAGGCCGGCGGGCGTCGGCAGTACTCGATGGTGCCTGTTGAACCCACCCCCGAAGCCAAGGAGCCGCAATGACCCGTACTCGCAACGACGTCGCCCTCGAGGCGGCCAGCCTTCTCCTCGGCAACCTTGCCGCCAAGATGCCCGTCGCCATCGCCACGCTGAAGCGTGAGCTCGACATCGTCGACGGCTACCCAGCCACGACGCTCGGCGACGGCATGTCACGATCCACCGCCGACCTCACCTCGGTCGAACGGGCCGCCGACGCCCGGTGGCGCATGTCAGGCAACCTCGACGACCTGCGCGACATGGCGACGGCGATCGTCGAGCTCGTGAACACGATGGCGACGATGACCGACCGAGCACTCGGCACCCGTGCCCCGGCGGCCGACGTGGCTCGCTGCCGTGACCACCAGCTCGGGCGCGATGGTGCGCTCGACTGGGGCGACCCGACGTGTGAGGAGCTGCCGGTCAAGGCTGGCGTCTGTGGTGCGTGCTACCAGCGCGAGCGACGCTGGCGCATCGGTGCCGGGCTGGCCGAGCGTGACACCGCCCCGGCGGCGTGAAACCTGCCCGATGACCTGCGATGACTTGCAATGTGAAACCGGCGGCGCTACCCTAGGGGGTAGTTCAGCCGTCGTGACCCTTGGGTCCGGCGGCTGTTGCCGTTCCGGGGGTCGGTGAAAGGCGTGTGCCCGTGACCGGGCGCAAAGCGCACTACGCCGGGAGCTACCAGACTCGAGCCGCGGCCGTTCGGGACCGGGCCAACCGTGACCCGTTCACACGCTGTTGGCGATGCGGGCTCACGCTCTCGGAACATGAGCCACACAAGAACGGCAAGCGCCCGGTATGGACGGCTGGCCACGTTCGGGATACTGACCCCGGCTCGCCGCTACTGCCCGAGGCGAGCACGTGCAACTACGTAGCCGGCGCTACCTACGGGCAACGCACACGGCGACAGGGCACTACGCGGCACTGGTGAACGGCTCAACGCTCATCGGGATATCCATATCCGCGGATTCGTTCGTTTCTTAGGAACTAGGGAACGGCTCTAGCCTCTCTGCCCTGCTTTCGGTTCCCCTCCCCGGTACGACCGGGGGCTAGCTAGGCGGTCTGACGTGCTCGAAGACATTAAGTCTGGCGACCATCGTAAAGCGCTAACGGCGTTGCGTGACGTGCTTGCCGATCATCTTGCGATTGCCGAACCGAGCGTGTCCGCACAGATCGCGGGCCGATTGCAAGCGGTACTCAATGACCTAGCCGCATTGCCGGCCGAGGCGTCAGCGCTCTCAACGGCTGACCAGTTGCGAGCCCGTCGCGACAAGCGCCGCAGCGCATGAGGACCGGCGCGCAGGTTCCGCGCCTCTCGTTCGTTCCCGAGTACGTGAGCAACCACGCCGCTGACGACGTAATCGAAATGGCGCGCGTTGCCGGAATGCCACTTGACCCGTGGCAGGAATGGGTGGCGCGCAATTCGCTAGGCGAGCTTGACGATGAACGTTGGGCGGCGTTCGAGGCTGCGCTCATCGTCCCGCGCCAGTGCGGCAAATCGGCACTGATTCAAGCGCTCATCATGGCGGCGCTCATCGTGTGGCGCGAACAGACCGTGATCTACTCGGCGCACTTGTTCGCCACGGCGCAGGAAACGTTTATGCGCTTGCGTGCGCTGTTCGAGAACAGCGAATTTGCCGACGAGGTTGCGAAGGTCTACACGGCGAACGGCAAAGAGTCCATCATCCTCAAGAACGGTTGTCGCGTAAAGTTCATGGCGCGCAGCCGTGGCGGTGGTCGCGGTTTCTCGGGTGACCGCATCATCTTTGATGAGGCTTACGACCTGTCGCCGCAGAGCATCGGCGCAATGGTGCCCACGCTCGCGGCGCGCTCGATGCGCGGCGAGAGCAATCCGCAAATTTGGTATGCGTCATCCGCGCCACACGTGGATTCCGTCGTGTTGCACGCAATCCGCAAGCGGGCACAGACCGAGACTCCCGGCCGGCTGTTCTTTGCGGAATGGTCCGCGCCGGCCGACGTTGACCCCGACGACGTAGACGCGTGGTACCAGGCAAACCCGGCGCTCGGGATTCGCATTGCCGAGGATTTCGTACGCGACGAACGCGCCGCGCTCATGCATTCGCCGCATGAGTTCCTACGCGAACGGCTCGGCGTGCCCGATGAACCGCCGAGCGTTGACGGGCCCGAGCCGAAACTAGACCCGGCGCTCTGGCAAGCGACCGTGACCGCGGACCGGCTTGAGCCCGAGCCGGGCGCTTGCGTGTTCGCTTTCGACATTCACCGCGATTGGTGCTCCGTCGCTATCGGCATGGGCACGCTCGGCGCGCCCTACGTTGAGATAACGGACTACCGGACGGGCGACGGTTGGCTACCCAATCGCATCGTTGAGCTAGTGATGAAATACCGGCCCGCGGCTATCGGGCTTGACGGCGCGAGCGGCGCAGCGGTTGCCGTGCTCGGCGTCATCCGCGAACGGCTCGAAGACAACGGCCTAGACCCTGACATGGTTAGGCCGCTCACGACCACGGCCTACCGAGCTGCGTGTGGCGGTTTCGCTCGGTCGGTCGCTGACGGCTCGCTACGTCGGCCGCTGGTCAACCCTGACCAGCTCAAGCTAGCCGGGCTCAAGGCAAGTGAGCGCATCGTTGGCGACTCATGGCTATGGGATAGGCGCGCCGCAACCGTGACGCTCTCGCCGTTGATCGCGGCGACCGTGGCGCGGTCGCTACTGAGTGACAAACAGCAAGCTGAGCCCGAACCGTTCTACGTGTACTGATTGGAGGGCCGACGATGAACAACCGTGCGCGCTCTGCCATCACCACGGCGCTTGATCTTTCGGGCGCTGCGCTCATCGTGGCGGCGTTCTCGTCGGTCGCTACGGCGCTCGGCATGTTCGCCGCGGGCGTGCTTGCGCTGGTCGGCTCATGGCGGCTCACGCGGTGAGCCTGTTCTTTCGGGCCGAGCGGCGCAGTGATTCGGCCGACCTAATCGCACGCGACCCGCGCAGCCGCGGGCGCAGCACAAGCGCCGGCGTGTTCGTTGACGAGGCCGCATCGTTGCGGCATTCGGCCGTGTGGGCATCGTTGAGCGCTATTGCCGAGGCCGTGCAGCAGTTGCCGCTAGATGAGGTACGCGCCAACGCTGACGGAACCACGGTTCGCCGGCGACCCCCGGCCGTGTTCTACCAGCCGACACCTGACCTGCCGTGGGAGACATGGATTTGGCAACAGGCGTGGGCGCTCGCTGCGTCGGGCCGTTGTTACGCGCTGGTCACGTCGGTTGACGCCGGCGGTTGGCCGCGCACGCTGGTGCCCGTGGGCTCGAGCGACGTGGTTTGGAAGATGAACCGGCTTACCGGCGCGTGGGATATCACGGTAGGCGGCTCGGCCGAACAGCTTTGGCCGCTCGGCCGGCTCTGGCATTGCCCGTTGTACGTCACTGATTCCGCGCCGTGGGGAATGTCGCCCATTGCGCACCACGCCGAAAGCATCGGCGTCGGGCTCGCGGCGCAGCGGTTCGGCGCACAGTTCTTTGGTGATGGCGGTCACCCGACCATGACCGTGACGACCGAGCGCGACCCCGGCGACGCCGGCGCTAAGGCGCTCAAGGCAAAGATCATGGGCGTTCTTGCGGGCAACCGTGAACCGCTCATCGTCCCGGCCGGCGTCAAGCTCGACCGCTGGCAAGTAGCGCCCGACGAATCACAGTTCCTAGACACAATGCGTTATTCCGGTGAGGACGTTGCCCGTATTCTCGGCGTCCCGCCGGGCAAGATCGGGCTAGCCGTCAGCGGGCAGAACGTCACGTACACGAACGCTGACACGGCCAATGCCGATTGGCGCGTTAGCGGGCTCTCCCGGTACATCGTCCCGCTTGAGGCGAATCTTTCGCGGCTGGTGCCCGAAGGCGCTACGCGCACGCTGCGTTTCAATTTCGACGGGTTCCTACGTTCGGACCTTGCCGCGCGTTCGGCGTTCTATAAGACCGCGGCCGACATTGGCGACGTTGCCGGAACGCCGTTGCTGACGGTTAACGAAATGCGTAACGCCGAGGGCTTGCCGCCCATTGACGGCGGCGACACGTTCGCACGGCGCGGAATGCCGCAGCCCGTGCAATCACGCGAAAGGTCTACCGATGCCAACGTTTCTTCCTGACGAGGTTCGGGCCCGGCTCGGGCTTGACGATGACGGGCTTATCGCTGCGCAGATTGCCGACCGGCGCGCCCGGCTCGGCATGGTCGATACCCGAGCGCAGCGGCTTGAGGTCCGCGCCGACGATGACGGCACGCGCAGCCTGACCGGCTACGCAACGACGTGGGACACGTTCTATGACGTGGCCGGCGGCGCGCCGTATGGTTGGTCGGAAACCATCGTGCGCGGCGCAGCCACAAAGAGCCTTGCCGAACGTGACGATGTGCGATTCCTCATCAATCACGACGGCTTGCCGCAAGCTCGAGCACGTGGGCTCGCCGTTGACACGATGACCCTGACGCCCGATGAGCTTGGGCTACGTGTCGATATCCCGAGCCTTGATGAGCGCAACTCGCGCGTGGTTGAGCTACTGAGCGCCATTGACCGCGGCGACGTTGACCAAATGTCATTCGCGTTCTACGTGGTGCGCCAGGAATGGAACGCCGAATACACAGAGCGCCGCGTTCTCGAATTGCGGCTCGTTGACGTGAGCGCCGTTACCTACCCGGCCAATAGCGCCACGATCATTGCCGCTCGAGCGGCACACGTTCCGCAGGGCACGGCCCGTAGCGGTTTCCCGCTCTCGCTCGCGCTCGCGCAGGCGTCGTCTCTCTAGCCGTCGCTCCCGGCCGCACACGCGGCCACAACCGGCAACACGCCGGGCAACACGCCGCGCCACGCGCCGACCGCCCACGCGGTCACCCGTCGCGCACCTGTTGCCCACCTGAACGCCGATCCCAACAGATCACCCGTTCTCAACAGGAGTGCTACCCATCATGGATTTTCTTACCCAGTTGCGCGCCCGGCTTGCCGAGCGCATCAATGACCGCGCGGCCGCTAAGGCTGAGCTTGACGCCGTGCTCATCGCGCCGACCAATGAGGCTCGCGACCTGAGCGACGCCGAGAGCGCCGCATTCGCTGAGGCTCGCGGCAAGGTCACCGCGGCTGATGCCGAGATTGACACGCTGACCGCTCGCGTTGCCGAGCTCGAGAAGATCGAGGCTCGCCGGCATGAGGTCGCCGCGGCTCTGCCGGCCGGCGTCAGTGCCCGCGTGGGCTCCGAGCCGCGCACGTACTCGCGTCACGCAGAGCGCATGGAGGGCCGTTCGTTCATCGCTGACGTGATTGCCCGCAAGGGCGGCGATTTCGACGCAGCGCAGCGGCTCGCCCGGCACATGCAGGAGGAGCGCGCCGAGCGTGGCGCGCTGCTCGAGGCTCGCGCCGTGGGAACCGCGGCATTCGCCGGGCTCGTGGTCCCGCAGTACCTGACCGATTTGGTTGCGCCGCTTGCCCGCGCCGGCCGTCCGCTTGCGGACATTTGCGCCATCAAGGAGCTTCCCGCTACCGGGATGGACGTGAACATTTCGCGTATCACCACGGGCACCAGTGCAGCCGTGCAGGCCACGCAGAACAGCGCGGCCAGCGAAACCGACATGGATGACACGTTGCTCACGGTCCCGATTGTCACGATTTCGGGCCAGCAGGTGATTTCGCGCCAGGCCATCGAGCGTGGCACGGGCGTCGATACGCAGGTTGTGGGCGATCTTGTCCGCGCCTATCACACGTCGCTCGATAACCAGCTTCTCAACGGCTCGGGCGCGAGCGGTCAGCATCAGGGTTTGACCACCCTGGCCGGCGCGGTTGCCGTCACGTTCACCAACGCAAGCCCGACCGTGGCGCTTGCGTGGCCAACCCTGTTCAACCTTGTGCAGCAGGTTCAGAGCGGCGTGTTCGCCGGCGTCACCCACTGGGTCATGCACCCGCGGCGCTTTTGGTGGTTCGCCTCCAACGTCGGCACGAACTTTCCGTTTGTGCAGCTTGCGGGATCGGCCCCGCAGGTCGGCGGCTCGGTCAGCGGCACCCAGTACGGGCAGGGCGTCAGCGGCATTCTTGCCGGTATCCCCGTCATCGTTGACGCCAACGTGACCACCACGGCGAGCACTAACCAGGACGTGATTTACGGCGTGACCGCGCCCGAGCTTCACCTTTGGGAGGACGCCAACGCGCCGCTCTACATCCGCGCCGACGACGGCCCGGCGCTTGCGTCGCTCGGCGTCAATGTCGTGGTCTACGGCTACTCGGCATTCACGGCCGGCCGCTACCCCGCCGCTCACGGCCGCATCAGCGGAAGCGGCTTGGCAACGCCGGCGTTCGTCTGACCGAACGCGGTCAGTAGTTCGAGCAACGCCACCGCGGCCGGGTTCCCCGCGGTGGCGTTGCTCCCCTACCCGAGAGGGCATCAATGCACCCCGACCCGCACTACGTGGAAGCGCTCAAGCGCGAGCGCGCCATGCACCTTTCGGCCGGGCACGCAGACCGCGCGGCCGAGGTCGCTAGCGAGCTTGCCCGCGCCACTGGCAAGGCAACCGAAACAACGGCGCTCGAGCCGACCGAAAACGCAACACGGCCGCGGCCGGCAAGAAAGAGAGTTCAGCCATGAGCGACGGCGGCGCGTGGGGTTCAGCATTGCTCGGTGGTGCAGCGGCTGAGTCCGCATCGCACGCCATCACGGTCGATTCAGTGCAGAAGAAATGGCGTGACTCGTTCACGGGCGATCTTGGGCGCTGGGAGGTCACCAGCGCGCTTGGCTCAACGGCTGCGCTCTCGGCCGGCGTGCTCACGCTCTCGAGCGGCACCACGGCCGGCGGCTATGTCGAACTGCTCTCGCGAGAGACGTTCACGATTCCGCTCCGCGCCATGTTCGCCGTTCAGAACACGCGCAACGCGAACAACCATCACGTGATGGAAATTGTGAGCGTTGATCCGGTGAACCAGATTCCTGACGGCCGGCATTCGGTCGCCGTTGACGTGGGCGGCGCTGCGTCGGTCACGGCTACGCAGATGCTCTACTACGTGCAGAACGGCGGGCAAATCCCGCTCGCGTCGGCTGCGTCAACCATCACGACCACGGCGACGTATTCGATTCTCGAGCTCGAGCCGTTCGCGGATGAAGTGTATTTCCATTCGCGGGCGCTCGATTCCACTATGGGCCGAACGAGTAGCTACGTGCGCCAGCAGCAGATTCCCGACCCGGCCGGGCTCTACAAGGTCCGCATCCGTAGCCAGAACCACGGCGCGTGGAAAGCGGTTACCGGCGCGATTGCGGGCACGGGCAACGCCATTCGGCTCACCATCACGGCGCACGCCTACACGGGCACCGTGTGGGTTGATTCGCTCAACGGCGTAACGAACGCCGGCGCAGAGGTCCGCGGCAACTACGCCATTTCGGTCGTTGACGCCAACACGATCGAACTGACCGGCACCACGTTTGCCGGTACCTACGTCACGGGCTCGGGCCGGGCCGCTATGGCGCTCGCGCCGACCGCGGTAACGGCGTCATTTCAGTTTGCGAACGTGCAGGACTACGCCGAACTGACCGCAGAAATCACCGCGGGCCGCGGGCAGATCGTAGAGGGCCAGGCAATCGCCACCCGGCTGGTCGCCGGAACGGCCATCGTTGGCGACGTTGGCGTGACCTACCGCACCACGGCTACCGGCGGCGCTACCCGTTCGCACCTAGTCGCCGCGGGCACCACTAACCCGACCGTTGTCAAGGCCGCGGCTGGCCGGCTCATCGGGTGGAACGTGGCGAACACTACGGCGACGTGGCGCTATCTCAAGCTCCACAACCAGGCGACCGCGCCGACCGCTGGCGTTGGCGTGGTGCAGACCATCGCCGTAGCTCCGAACCGCGTGAACACTCAAACGCTCGAGGCCGGCATCGGCTACGGCGCGGGCATTGCCTACACCACGGTCACGGGCTCTGCCGACGCTGACGCCACGGCCGTGACCGCGGGCGATCTTGTTATCGAACTGTTCTACGCGTAACGAGAGGCACCAATGACCACGCTTGGTATGGAGCGCGTGCTAGCGGGCTCGGTCAACCCGGTTCTCTCGGTCACGCTCGCTGACCAGTACGGCGACGCAGCCGACGCAGCCGGAGCCGTTACGTGCTCACTGAGCCGTGCTGACGGCTCGAGCATCGCCACGGGCCGGGCGACCGCCAACCCGGCCGGTACGGGCACGTACACGGTTGCACTGACCACGGCCGAGGCGCTGACCCTTGACGTGATCCGCGCCGTGTGGCTTGACGGCGCAACGGCTCGAGCGACCACGTACCACCGCGTTGTGGGCGGCTTCATGTTCACCACGGCCGAACTGACCGCGCTAGGCGGGCTCAACGGCTACAGCACGGTCGAACTGCGCACGGCACGCGACCAAATAACGGACCTGTTCGAGCTTCACACGGGCGCGGCATGGTGCCCGACGTATGACCTTGAGGAATTCACGGGCAACGGCACGCCGTATCACACGGGCGATTACCGGCCGCTGCGTTCGGTTCGGTCATGCACCATTGACGGCGACGCCGAGCCGCTTACCGATTTCGAGCTAGACCGCGCATCGGGCATCGTCTACGCCGGGACCGCGTTCTACGGCGTTTGCACGCTCGGGCTCGACCACGGTTTCGACGCGCCGACCGCTGACCTACGCGACGCCGCGCTACTGGCGGCGAAAGATCGGCTCTTGCGCCGGCGCTCGGCTCTGAGCGACCGTGCCCGTTCGGTCACCGATGACATGGGTACGCGCACGTTCGCCTACGCCGGCGCTGGTCACCCGACCGGCATTGATGAGGTTGACGCCGTGCTCGCTGCGCATGACTACCGCGTGCCCGGTATCGGCTAATGGCGGGCAATCCGGTTGCCACGGTAAAGGCGAATCTTGCTGACGCTTTGCGGCCGCTCATGCCGCTCCAGACCGGCGCAGCCGACCCTGTGCCCGTGTTCTACACGTACCCCGGCGATGACAACGCCGGGCGCGAGCTTGTGTGGCTACACGGCGCAGACACGGAATACGAAGTGCATTCACTGCGCGCTGGTCGCCGGCGTCGGTTGCTGACCGTTCGCTTTGACGTGGTGGCGCAAGTGCTGCTAGAGGGCGGCACGCTCGAGGCCGGGACCGATGCGCCGCAGCAAGTGGCCGACGCCCGAGCCGACGAGCTTGCCGGCGTGGTGGACACGTTCATAGCCGACGAGGAACACGCAGCAACGCCGGCGCTCGTTGACGTGGCGTGGGTCGAAAGCTCCCGGTTCGAGTACGGCGTTCACGACCACGGCGCATGGTCCCGCGTGATTCTGCGCGTGGCATTCCGTACACGCATTCTCTAGGAAAGGCTGACCATGCAGGTTCGCTATATCGGCCCGTTTGATGCCGTAGAAATCGACGGCGTGCCCGGCAACGTCAAGCGTGGCGACACGTTCGACGTGCCCGCCGAGGTCGCCGGCCGAGCCGCTGACCCGCGGCTCATGGTCGCCCACGCAGAGCACGCCGCGGCCGTCGCCGCTATCGACCACGTGAACGCGGCCCGGCTGCGTGACGAGATTCTGACGCTTGACGCCGGTTCCGGCTTGCTCGCCCAATCCGCAAATTTCGAGGCCGTCAAGGCCGCAAAGAAAGGTGACCCGTCGTGACAACGATGAACACGCAGCTTGGCGTGGTGGACGAATCCACCTACGGCACGCCGGTAACCGTTACCCGGTTCTTTGAGTTCAACGGCGAGAGCGTGAAGCTCGAGCAGGGCCGCGTGGAAAGCGCCGGCTTGCGCTCCGGTACGCGCACGATGCGCGCCGACCGTTTCGAGCCGTACCGCATCGGCGCGGCTGGTGACGTGGTGATGGACGTGCCGACAAAGGGCTTTGGTTTCTTCTTGAAGCACATGCTTGGCACGGTCGCCACGGGCACCGTGGTTGACGGCAACTACACGCACACGGGCACTGAGGGGTCGCTACTGGGCGACGTGTTCACCATGCAGATCAACCGGCCGTTTAACCCGGCCGGCACAAACCAGGCTTTCACCTATCACGGTTGCAAGATCACCGGATGGGAGCTTGCCGCGGACACTGACGGTGTGCTCGTGGCGACGCTCTCGGTTGACGCTGAGGACGCGGACACGTCAACGCCGCTCGCGACCGCGAGCTACCCGACCGATTACCGCGTGTTCTCGTTCACTGGCGCATCGCTGACCATCGGCGGCGCGGCCGTAGAGGTCAAGAATTTCAGCGTGTCATGCGATAACGCGCTGAACGTAGAGCGCCGCTATCTGCGCTCTACGTCGCTCAAGAAAGAGCCCGTGGAAGATGGCATGAGAACCTACGAATGGTCATGCACCGCGGATTTCTCGGCGCTCACACAGTACGACCGTTTCCGTGATGCGGCTCGGGCTACGAACCTTGCGGCCATCGTGGCGACGTTCGAAGGCCCGGTAGCGCACGCCGGGACCACGCTCCCCCGGCTGACCGTCACCATTCCCGCGGCGCGGTTCGATGCCGTGGATTTCAACATCAGTGGGCCCGAGGCGCTCATGCAGGAAATGAGCGGCATCGCCACGTTCGACGGCACCAACAGCCCGGTAACGCTCGCATACCGGACCACTGACGCGCTCCCCTGACATGGCACGGCTTGACGCCGGCACGGTCAAGGTTGCCGGGCTGAGCGAGCTACGCAAAGAGCTAAAGCGGCTCGATGAAGCAACCCTAATTGACGAACTCAAAGACGCCAATTACGAGGTTGCCGAACTGGTGCGCAAAGAGGCCGTAGGGCGCGCCAGCACGAAAATGGAACAGCGCGCCGCGGATTCGCTCAAGAGCGCACGTCAAGCGGCGCGGGCGCAGCTATCCGGCGGTGGCGCAAAGGTTCCGTATTTCGGCGGCGCAGAATTCGGCGCGATGCGCAACCAAACGCGGACCGGGCCGAGCGGCCGCACCTATCAGGGATACAACCAATTTCAGGAATGGCGCGGCAACGGTTCCGATGCCGGCTATTTCCTCTATCCCGCCATTCGCGACCTAAGCGAGCCCATCGTCAATATCTATGGCGACTACCTCGAGCAGATCACGAAGAAAGCATTTCCGGACGAGTAGGGAGCTAGGGACATGGCAAGTAGGGGACGAGAGCGCAGCGGCGTAACGCCGGCCGATCTGCCGGTAGCGGTCATCCGCGTGGCCGGGCAAGAGGTCACCATTGACCAACGAACGATGACGATGCGCGAACGGCAAGCGATGCGGGCCGCTCTGGCGACCGTGGCCGAGCCCGACGACCTAGATGCGCTCTGCGCGACCATTTGGGTAGTCATGCGCCGCGATGACCCGTCGCTCACATTCGAGAGCGTTTGTGATTCCATCACGCTTGCGGACCTTGCCGACGCCACGACCGTAGAGCCCGGCGACCGCGACCAATCCGACCCAAACTGATTCGGCGGGCACTGCTCAAACAGTGGCCCGCCATCACCCGGTTCTACGGGCTTTTCCCGTGGGATATCGACCGGCTCACGGTTGACGAGCTAGCCGAATACACGCGGCAAATGGCCGAGTACCAACGTGAAATGAAGCGGCAAGAATCACGCGCCAAGCGCTGGAGAGGCTAGGGACGATGGCCGGCGTTCGTAAGCTCTCTATCGAAATCTTGGGCGACGCTAAGGGCGTTTCTAAAGCGTTTGGCGACGCCGAAAGGGACGCTGACGGTTTCGGCGCAAAGATGGGCAGCGTTGGCAAAGCGGCCGGCGTTGCGTTTCTCGGCATCGGCGCGGCCGCGGTCGGCGCGGGCGTGGTGCTCTCCGATTGGGCTAGCGATGCCGCGGCAGATTCGGCCGAGCAATCGCTCATGGAAAAGCAATTGAAGCTCGCCGGCGGCACGCAGGCCGTTATAGACGGCTTCAACGCGCAGATTGACGCCGGCATGAAACTCAAGGGCTTTACCGATACGGAACTGCGCTCGAGCTACGCGCAAGCGTTCTCACAGTCAAAGGACATGGCGACGGCGAACGCTGACGTTGCGCTCGCTATGGACATTGCGCGCAAGGCCGGCGTTCCTCTCGAGAGGGCCCTAGACGCCGTGACGAAAGCGCACAACGGGCAGACCACGGCGCTCGGCAAGATGCTCCCCGAGTACGGCGGGCTCATCAAAGAGGCCGGCTCGAGCGCCGAGGCGCTTGACCTCGTGCGCAACGCGACCGCGGGAATGTCCGACGAGTTTGCCAACACGACGCAAGGCCGTATGGAGCGCGCAAAGAATCAGTTTGGGGAGCTTAAGGAAACGGTCGGCGCGGCGTTCATCCCCGTGATGGAATCGCTGATTCCGGTTATCACGAACGTAATGACATGGATTGGCGAAAAGCTCCCCGGCGCTATGGCCGCGGTCAAGGCGTGGGTTGATACGAATTGGCCCGCCATTCGCGATGCCATCATGGTTGCCGTTGACGCCGTGCGCGAGGGCATCGCCGGTTTCGTCACGTTCGTTCAAGAAAAGTGGGCGGCGTGGGGCGATGAAATCATGGCCGTGGTTGACCGCGTGTGGTCCGCCATTCAGGCCACGGTAGAGAACGTCATCAACGCCGTTCGTGGCATCATTGAGACTGTCGTCAACCTCATTCACGGCGATTGGTCGGGCGCGTGGGACGGCATCAAGGCGACGCTTTCGGCCGTTTGGGAGCAGATCAAGAACGTGGTTTCTCTCGCGCTTGACGGGCTAAAGGCGCTCATCAAGGGCGCGTGGGACGGCATCAAGTCTGTTGCGTCATCCGTATGGGACGGCATCAAGTCAACCATTTCGGGCGCGTGGGACGGCATCAAGTCGGCCGTCAGCGGCGCAGTAGACGCCGTGGTGGAATACGTCAAGGGCATTCCCGGCAAGCTCATCCGGCTTGTCTCGTCGTTCGCCACGGCCGGCGGCAACATTGCTAGCGCCATCGTCGGCGGTATCACTGACGGCTTCACGTCGCTACTGAGCAAGGCGACCGACGCCGCTAAGGGTTTCGCCAACGCCATCATTCGGTTTATCAACGAAAAGGTCATCGGCAAGATAAACGATTTGCTCGAATTCGAGATTTCGTTTTTTGGCAAGACTGTCAGAATTGACCCGCCAGACTTGCCGAGCATCCCGACGTTTCACACGGGCGGCGTGGTCGGCGGTATGTCGTTCGGCGGCATGGCTCCCGATGACGTTGCCGCGGTGCTGCGCAAGGGTGAAACCGTGCTGACGCCGGCGCAGCTTGCCGCGGTCGGCGCGGGTGGCTCTGGCGGCTCGAGCCGTACCTACGCGATCACGGTCAACGTCCCGCCGACCGCGAACCTTGCCGACGTGGGCCGGCAGACCGTGCTAGCCGTGCAGGAATTCGAGCGCAGCAACGGCGCGGGCTGGCGCAACTAATGCCGTTGCCGAACGTGACCGTTACGGCGGCGTTCACTCTGTTGAATTCCGATAACGGCATCATTCTCGATGACCCGGTTCGCGGCGTCATGGATTCGACCTACGTGCTCGGCGGCGATCTGCCGACCAATATCAGCGATTTCGTAGAGGCCGTGAACGTGCGCCGCGGTCGCTCTGGCGTGCTCGAAACCATCTCGGCGGGCACGGCAACGCTGACGCTCGAGGACCAATCGCGCACGTTCGACAGCCTGAACACGGCGAGCCCGTACGCGGGCAACATTGCGCCGGGCAAGCGCGTCACGGTCGCCGTTGATGGCGTCACGATCTTTGACGGCAAAGCATCAACGTGGCAGAACGATTACCGGGCCAACGCCGGCGCATCGGTCGCGTTGGCGCTCGAGGACGCGCTAGCGGCTCTCGGCCGGCGCACGCTCAACAGCCACACGGCTACGGCACAGTTGCCGGGCGCGCGCATCAATGCCGTTCTAGACCGTGCCGAGATTGCGTTTGGCGCGAACCGGGCCATCGACCCCGGCGCAAGCTCGCTACAGGCCGACGCCGTGAACGCTGACGCCAACGCGCTCGGCTATCTGCAATTGGTCGCCGGTAGTGATAACGGCCGATTGTTCGCCGCGCGTGATGGCGTGCTGACGTTTAAGGACCGGGCAAGCGTTGCCAGTACGGCCGCGGTGGTCACGTTCACCGATGACGGCTCGGGCGTCGATTTCGAGAGCGTGCGCCGTTCCGATGCTGCGCGGTCGCTCTACAACCGGGTAACCGTGCAGCGCGCCGGCGGCGTGGCGCAAACCGTCAGCGCCGCCGCAAGCATCGACACGTTCGACGTGCGCACGCTCTCGGTTTCGGGCGTTCTGCTCTCGAGCGACGGCGACGCGCTCGCGATGGCTAACTATCTGCTCGGGCTGTTCTCGGCTCCCGAACAGCGAATAGAGGCCGTCACGGTCAACGTGACCACGTTGCCCACGGCCGAACTACGAACGGCCGTGGTCGGTTTGGATATGGCGCAAATTGTCCGGTTCGTTTGGACGCCGCTCGGCATGGGCGCACCGATTGACCGCTACTGCATCGTTGAGAGCATCGAACACGCCATCGGCCCGTTTGGGCACGCGATGACGGTTGGGCTCTCTGAGGTCACATCACGAACGCCGTTCACTCTCGATGACGCCGTGCTCGGCGTGCTCGATGGTCCCGGCGTGCTCATCTACTGAGGACGGTTCAACATGCCCGATAAAACCTACGTAGCCGGCGACCGCATTTACGCAGCCGACGCGAACCTCTACCTCACGCATACCGGCGGCGCGTGGAACAGCTACACGCCGGCATTCGTCGGGCTGACGGTCGGCAACGGCGCGCTCACGGGCAAGTGGTACCGGTCGGGACGGCTCATCACGTTCAAGGTTCGGCTTGCGTTCGGCACGTCTACGACGATTACCGCCGCGGTTAGCGCGTCGCTCCCGACCGCGTACGCGGACGGAACCGAGGTGGAGTCATTCAGCGGGCTCATGTTCGACTCAAGCGTAAACCTTCGCTTTCAGGCGATGACTTTTGCTCTGACGACAACGACGTTCGGAATTCGGGCGCTTGCCCTATCCGGCGGTCACCTTGCCCAAGTAGACCTATCGGCAACAGTCCCGTTCACATGGGCCACGGGTGACGCGCTCACGGTTTCGGGCACCTATGAGGCCGCGAGCTAGTGACGTTCACGCACGCTCGGGCCACGTGGCTTGCTCCCGCGCCGCCCATCACCGGCCCGGCGTTGCTGTGGCACACGGTCGATACCGTCGTCATTCACTACACGGCGGCGTACAACCTCATTGACGGCGACCCCGGCGAACATGCCGACCGGCTCGATGACTACCTACGCGCGATGCAATCGGCCTCCGTGCGCGAGCGTGGCTATTCGGTCGTCTACAACGCCGCGATTGATTGGCTCGGCGGCTCATGGGAGCTACGCGGGCTTGATATTCAGTGCGCCGCCAATAAGGGCCACAACGGGCACACGTGGGCCGTGCTGGTGCTGGTGGACGGCAACGACGGCGCTACGGCGCACGCAGCGGCCGAGATTCGCCGGCTCATCGCCGCGGCCGAACGGCTCGCCGGGCGAAAGCTCAAGATCACCGGGCACGGGCAGTTGCCCGGCGCGGCGACCGCGTGCCCCGGCATCGGGCTACGCGCGCAGATCACGGCCGGCGTGTTCACGCCGGGCGCACAACCACAACCGGGAGACGATGACATGACGGGCACACTCTGGCGACACCCGGCCTATTGGAATGTGTTTCTCATCGGCTCCGGCCCGGCCATCAACGTCAGCCCGGCCGTGTACCAGTCGCTCAAGGCGCGTGGCGTGCCCGAGATTGTCGAGGCGCATGACCAAATGCTCAAAACGTGCATGGCTCAAGCATCGCTGACGTTTGACGGCGGCGACATGGTGCCATCGGCATGAGCGCCGTGTTCACGCAAGCTGACGCAACCGTTATCGGCTCGCTGTTCGCGCTGGTCGCCACGCTTACCGGGCTCTACGTGCAGAACCGCCGAGCGCACCAGCAGAACCACGCCGAACACGCGGCGACGTTTCATCTTGTGCGCAAGGTCGCCGCGGACGTGAAAGAGGTTCGCGCCGACCAGCGCAAACAGGGTTCCGAACTGCGCAGTCACGGCGACCGCTTGCGCCGGCTCGAGCTTGACGCCGAGCCCGTCAAGCCGTCGCCCATCAAGGCCGCGCCCAAACCCCGAAAGAGGTCCGCATGAGCGCATACGCAAAGCTCATCGCCGCCGGTTCTGCCGCGCTTGCCATTGCCGTGACCGTGACCGCTGACGGCTCTGTGTCGCTCAACGATGCCGTGGTCATCGCATCGGCGTTCGTCGGCGCGCTTGCCGTGTACTACGTGCCGAACACGCCGAACGGCTCGGGCGACTGATGACGACCGTTAGCCAACTACCGGCGCAGCTTGACGCCGAATGCGTGGCCGGCGACCCGTTCACGCTATCGGTCACCTCCACCGGTGCGACGATCACCGCGCCGGCCGTCACGCTGCGCGACGCGCAAGGCTCCCCCATCACGGGCACGGTCCCGACCGTCACGCAAGTGGGCGCGGTCACCACGGTTGCATTCTCGGCCGCGACTACCGCTGCGCTCAACGGCGACCCGACCCGGCCGCGTGTGCTCACGTGGTCCCTTGCCGCGACCGTTGACGGCTCCGGCCCGTTTCAATTGATCGCACGGCGCATCACGGTTTACCCGGTTGGCACCGCGGGCGTTAGCACTAGCTCGAGCGCCACGCTTGCCGTTACGGTCGGCTCTCAAGCGGTCACGCTCGCCGTGGCGCTCGGCGGTGGCGCGACCGTGGTGGTGCCGCCAATCAACCGGGCGACGGCAGGCGTCTATGCCAACTTCCCGACGTCGGTCGGTGGCTCGACGGCGGCGACGCTTCAGGCGAACGGGAACCTGTGGTTCACGCCCGTGATGCTCGCTGTCGGCCGTACAGCGGACCGCATCGGTATCGAGGTCACGACGGGCGGCACGGCCTCCGTCTCGGTGCATCGGCTCGGGATCTGGGAAGACGGCGGCGGCGTGCCGGGCACACTCCTGCTCGACGCGGGGACCGTCGCGACCGCCACCACTGGCATCAAGGAAGTCACCATTTCCCAGGCACTGGCAGCGAACACGGTGTACTGGTTTGGGGTTGCCCAGCAGGGCGCACCCGCAGTGCTGGCGGCCATCCGCACGGTGGCAACGATGGGGCCGGTCATGCTCAGCACCAACCCGGCATTCACCCCGGCGGGTTTCGAGGCACGGTCAGTGACCGGCGCGCTCGCCTCGACGCCTTCGCTCTTCATCAACGGTTTCAGCGTCCCCCGCATCTTCCTGAGGTTCACCTGATGCCCACCACCACCGTCACCACCTACGGCCCCGGTGGCTACGACCCGGCCAAGCCGAACGGCAACGTGATCGGCGTCGAACACTTCGACGCACCCGCCGAGCCGACGCCGACCGCCGAAGAGCGCCTCGCTGCGCTCGAGGGCGAGCTGCGCGACGTGAAGGGCCGACTCGCCGCCGCCGAGCGACGCAAGCCGTAGCAACCGAAGCCGACGACAGGGGACATGTTGTGGATATCGACGAACTGCTCAACGCCAACGCGAGGAAGAAGTCGGGCACGAAGTGCATGACCGGCCTCGCCCTCGCCAAGCTCGACAAAGCCACC